ATCCAATTGTCAAAGAAGTGATTCCTTACGAAGTGCCTTACCTAAAAGATGAAGTGATTGGTATGATCAAATACCTACATGACTTCAGAGAAAAAATTGTGAAGAAAAAGAAATGAGAGAGCCCTTATTAGTTACTCGTCAAAGAGAAGGTGAAGTATTGGAAGAAATGCTAACCATGCTCAAAGTTCGTTATCCTGAGCTTAATCCTAGCAACACGGTAGTTGTTATGGTCTCACCTGATTATAGTGCCACAGTGGCCATGCATATGGCTCACAGGTTAAGTAAAGACGGAGAGATGTGTGACCTGATGATGGTTGATGTCCCTTTTCCGGACCAAGACAAGCTATGGTTCACCATGATGTTGGATAGGACCATGCTAATGACTTCTAAAACTTACGAGAACTACGTATTGGCAGAGGCCGGTATTATCCGTGGAGGTAATTATACCTGGATCTGTGAGCTCATGGAAGAACATATTCCAAGAGGCAGCCGGATCATCACTACTGCACTCTTTGAAAACGTACATAGCAAATTCCAAAGTGATGTGGTGGGAGAGTATTACGATGATAAAACGCAAGACCTCACATTCTATTATGAGGAATATAACAAGCACTGGGACTAATGGTAAGATTGTTTGATGTACAAAATGGCAAAGTTGGAATATATAAAGTGACATCTCCTAGCGGAAAATGTTATATAGGACAAACTTATGATTTTGAAAGAAGGTACACAGATTACAAAAGAATGAGCTGTAAAAAGCAACCGTACTTATACCATTCTTTAAAAAAATATGGAGTAAGTAACCATTCTTTTGAAGTTCTCTGTTCTTTCCCCAATGATGTCTCAGTTGATGTTTTAAATAAAGCAGAGGAGGATGCAATTGATGAATATAAAGAGAAAGAAATTCCTCTTATGAATATTAGAGGAGGTGGGGGTAGTAAAGGTAAATTAGCAGAAAGTACAAAGTTAAAACTAAGCCTAGCAAATAAAGGTAAAAAAAGGACTTATGTAGCTACTGATGAGTATAGAAAAAATATTAGCGAGCGTAACAGGAATAGAGTTTTATCTGAGGACACAAAACAGTTAATTAGAAGTAAAGCTAGGAAAGGTAGTGCTCATACTAGTTCTCGTAAAATATACCAGTTTACTCTTGACAATATACTGGTCAAAGAATGGGATTCTGTAATTGAAGCTTGTGATGGTTTAAGAGGTTATAAATATGTAAGAATAATTAATGCAGCTAAAGGGAGAATTCCTGCAGCTTTTGGCTATAAATGGAATTACGATGATAAGATTATTTGACATCCAAAATGGAAAAGTTTGTGCATCTGAACACTGCTACACGCTAAAGTTCCTGAAGACCATTATGGATGAGTATGAGGAAGAAGCTATTAAGGTAATCACTTACCTGTTCTATATGAGCTGTCCTAACCCAGATCTCAATCCGTTTTTTGATGTTCCTGAAAATGACAAAGAAGAGCTGATCCTTCAAGAGGTGGACGGTGATTTTTCCACAGAGGATGAATTAATACTACACGCACTGAAGATGTGCAAACAGTTGTACGAAACCCCAACCTACAGAGCCTATATGGGTATGAAGAGTATGTTGGACCGGTTAGGAAAGTACATGGAGACTACAGAGATCGAACATGGTAGAGATGGAAACATCACAGCCCTGGTCAATGCAGCCTCTAAATTCCAGCAGATCCGTGACGGATTCAAAGGAGCCTACAGAGACCTGCAGGAAGAACAACAGTCAACCGTGAGAGGTGGGCAAAATTTAGCATATGATGCTTAATACACTGTAGCGTGGCGAAAGAAGAACGGGGTGAGTAACTCCAATCTGAGGCATACGCACCCTCCTGTCTCGGGGGCGGGGATTCATAAATAAAGTAAGGATACTGGGGTAGACCACCGGCTTGCAAGCACAAATGTCCTTTACCTAATTACCCCTTGGTGGTTCGACTCCATCCGCTACAGCTGAATCTGTCCAAGCGCGAAAGTAGGCAGGCAGTTGACAACCTGGAAAGACAGGTACTTGCTTCCGTGGTGAAATTGGTAGACACGCCAGACTTAGGATCTGGTGTCGCAAGATGTGTCAGTTCGAGTCTGACCGGGAGTACTAGAGTATGCGTCTTTGGTGTAATGGTAGCACAATGGTCTCCAAAACCATTAGTGGAGGTTCGAGTCCTCCAGGGCGTGCAAAAGTAGGAATGGCGGAGTGGTCCAACGCACCTGTTTGCAAAACAGTAAAACCGGGGGTTCAAATCCCTCTTCCTACTCAACTAACCTAAAACTAACTAACATGACAAACCAAGTGTACACTGACTTAGAAAAGGTACCAGCACAAGATGAAATGACTTTTGGACAAAAGCTGGTAGGACTAACATTCAACCCGTCAGGAGATCCCAAAGTACAAAGAGCAAAAGAGCTATGTGCTGAGCTGGCTGACCTGATATACCAGGACAATGAAATCATAGTTCTTAACAACACTGTAAAGCATCACCTCTTGCACCATACCTACGGAGAGATCCTGAATGCACAGATGAATGTGGTAAAAGTTTTGACCTTGAAGGACTAATGGTATTCTGTGAAGTAATGCATCAATTAACCTGTGGGCATACCATGCGTAGGCCACACTGGGACCCTGAGACCTTTATCAAGCTCTACGTCAATTCCGTAAACGGGACTGGCATTAAGAGACAAATTTATAAGTGTGACAAATACTCCAAGAGACCGTACCAAAGCGAGGATCTGGACCTAACAGCAGATGACTGGGAAATCTATGAATGAGAACATTAACAACTGGGTGTTTCACTTTAACCCCTACACCCAAAAGTGGAACGGCATACACCGTGACAACTATTTGCAATACTGGAATGACCGGGATGCACAAGTCTCTTTAGAAGGAGACAGTATAGAAGCAATTATAGCGCAGATAGAACTCTATGGATCTGGCAATATATAAGGAAATCCCTACCTATCAGAATGGGCAATGGACTACAACCGTCTTCTCAACCAGGGACGAGTTTAAGGACTTTGCACTATCCTGTTTTAAGGAGCCTGGGAAGTACGAGTTTGACAAGACCACGGAGATCTTCAAGGAGCAGTCTGTAAAGTTCCAGAAACAGGGCTATTACTGCAATGCTCCTTTCAAGAGCAAGGACTTTATCTACTACTGGGATGACCAAAAGACTAAATGTCGGGAAGGTATCATTGTAAAGTCAGGAGATAAGACCTGGTATATGACGCGTGACTACTACATGTGGTTAAACTTCCTTCCCATATATGACAAAGAACAAAAGAAATTTGATTTTGCCAAGGTCCGTGACGCTCAGTATCACATGGCTTTATACGAGCTCCTTGCCGAACTACATTATCAACATGCTATTATTCTAAAGAAGCGTCAGATTGCTTCCTCTTACTTCCATATGGCTAAACTTCTCAATACCTATTGGTTTGAGCAAGGTGCCGTGTTGAAGATTGGTGCTTCCCTAAAGGACTACATCAATGAGAAAGGCTCCTGGAAATTCCTAAATGAGTACAAGAACTTCTTAAATGAGCATACGGCCTGGTACCGCCCTAGCGAGCCAGACAAGGTGGGCACTTGGGTACAGCAGATCAAAGTACGTCAGAATGGTAGAGATACCTTTAGAGGTCTTAAAAGCTCCATAAACAGCTACTCCTTTGAGAAAGACCCAACCAATGGTGTCGGTGGTCCTGTGACCTACTTCTTCCACGAGGAGGCCGGTATTGCTCCTAAGATGGATGATACCTATGGTTTCATTAAGCCTGCCTTACAGTCCGGTTTCCTGACCACAGGTATGTTCATTGCTGCCGGATCAGTCGGTGACCTGGACCAGTGTGAGCCTATGAAGAACTACGTGCTCAATCCAGAGCAGAATAACTTCTATGCTGTACAGTCTGATATCATAGACAAAGAAGGCACCCTAGGGAAGACAGGGTTATTTATCCCGGAACAGTGGAGTATGCCGCCATTCATTGATGCCTATGGTAACTCCCAGGTCAAAGAAGCCCTAGAAGCCCTGGAAAAAGCCTTTGAAGAAAAGAAGCGTGACCTGGATCCGGCTGCCTACCAACTTGAAGTATCCCAAAGACCGCGCAACATTGAGGAGGCATTTGCTTCCAGAAAAGACCCTAAGTTTCCTGCCCACCTGGTTTCCAGACAGTTACAACGTATCCAGGATAAAGAGTATCCCACAGAGTACGTGGATATGGAGCGCAATGCAGAAGGCAAGATCATCATCAAGGAGTCCCGCAAGCTTCCTATCATGGAATTCCCTATCTCTAAAAAGACAGAGGACAAGACCGGGGTGATCTGCATGTATGAAAGACCTATTCCAAATGTTCCATGGGGAACATATTACGCCTCTATTGACCCCGTGTCAGAGGGTAAGACTACAACTTCAGATTCCTTGTGTTCAATAGTGATCTACAAGAACCAGATAGAAGTAACCAGGGATGAAGGCAATGGCAAAGTCACCACGTTCATTGAGAAAGACGGTATTGTCTGCACCTGGTGTGGTCGTTTTGATGACATCAAGAAGACCCATGAGCGTCTGGAAATGATGATTGAGACCTATAATGCCTGGACCATTGTAGAGAATAACGTGTCCCTGTTTATCCAGTACATGATCTCCCGCAGGAAACAGAAGTACCTGGTGCCAAAAGACCAGATCTTGTTCCTAAAAGACCTGGGCTCTAATAGGTCCGTGTACCAGGAATATGGTTGGAAGAATACAGGAACTATTTTCAAGCAGCACTTGCTGAGTTACGGCATTGAGTTTATCAAAGAAGAGCTGGATGTGGAAACAGATGACCAGGGAAATATTCTCAAAACTATTTACGGGGTAGAAAGAATCCCGGATCCTATGCTG